CATATTAAAGTCTTTGAACTCTGTACACGACAAATTTCACAGAACCCTTATCCTATCAGGGTTCTGCCTTCTTAAAATTGCCAAAATTTCCTTAAACTCTTCTTTTTTCCCAAAACCAATTAAACGCTGAATCGCCATTTGAACATAGTCTAAACCATAGCGAAATAAACTCATTGAGAGTCGTCCATGCTTCTTTATTTTTATCGCTTTTTTTTGATCATGTTGCCATTCACCCGTTAAGTAACACCAACAGAAGCTTATAGCTAACACCGCAATCAATTTTTTCACTCGTCTAGGGTCTGTCAAGCGCGTATTTTCAAGATTAAACCCGCGTCCTTTGAGACAACTGAATAAGGTTTCAATTTCCCAGCGTAATGCATAATCCTGAATAGCATTGGCATTAAACTGAGGAGAAACGACGAGTAAAAGCTCTCCATTTTCTAACTGTAGTGCACTTATATATAGTTTCACCCGACCAACCAAAATCCGTCGTTTACGACATTCAATTTGACCAACTTTAAGATGGCGAAATAAATCACTAATTTTATGATTCTTTCCTAAATGATTGGTGACAATGAAGTTTTTTTAACACGAATGCAGAAGTTGATGTCTTGTTCAATTAACCATGTAAACCACTGCTCACCGATAAACTCTCTGTCTGCGAACACATTCACAATACGGTCTTTACCAAAAATGGCTATAAAGCGTTGAATCAAAGCAATACGCTCTTTCGTATCTGAATTTCCACGTTTATTAAGCAATGTCCAAAGGATAGGTATCGCTATTCCACGATAAACGATTGCGAGCATCAGGATATTAATATTTCGTTTTCCCCATTTCCAATTGGTTCTATCTAAAGTCAGTTGCACTTGGTCGAATGAAAACATATTGAAAATCAACTGAGAAATTTGACGATAATCAAAATACTGACCTGCAAAGAAGCGCTGCATACGTCGATAAAATGATTGTGGTAAGCACTTGATGGGCAAGGCTTTAGATGCAGAAGAAAGATTACATGTTTGCTTTAAAATAATCACAAGCATGATGAGCGCAAAGCACTTTAAATGTGACTTGTTCCATTTTAGATATTTGTTTAAGATAAGATATAACTCATTGAGATGTGTCATAGTATTCGTCGTTAGAAAACAATTATTATGACATTATTTCAATGAGTTATCTATTTTTATCGTGTACAGAGATATTCATAGAAGCCCCCATGAATAAATCGCTCATCATTTTCGGCATCGTCAACATAACCTCGGACAGTTTCTCCGATGGAGGCCGGTATCTGGCGCCAGACGCAGCCATTGCGCAGGCGCGTAAGCTGATGGCCGAGGGGGCAGATGTGATCGACCTCGGTCCGGCATCCAGCAATCCCGACGCCGCGCCTGTTTCGTCCGACACAGAAATCGCGCGTATCGCGCCGGTGCTGGACGCGCTCAAGGCAGATGGCATTCCCGTCTCGCTCGACAGTTATCAACCCGCGACGCAAGCCTATGCCTTGTCGCGTGGTGTGGCCTATCTCAATGATATTCGCGGTTTTCCAGACGCTGCGTTCTATCCGCAATTGGCGAAATCATCTGCCAAACTCGTCGTTATGCATTCGGTGCAAGACGGGCAGGCAGATCGGCGCGAGGCACCCGCTGGCGACATCATGGATCACATTGCGGCGTTCTTTGACGCGCGCATCGCGGCGCTGACGGGTGCCGGTATCAAACGCAACCGCCTTGTCCTTGATCCCGGCATGGGGTTTTTTCTGGGGGCTGCTCCCGAAACCTCGCTCTCGGTGCTGGCGCGGTTCGATGAATTGCGGCTGCGCTTCGATTTGCCGGTGCTTCTGTCTGTTTCGCGCAAATCCTTTCTGCGCGCGCTCACAGGCCGTGGTCCGGGGGATGTCGGGGCCGCGACACTCGCTGCAGAGCTTGCCGCCGCCGCAGGTGGAGCTGACTTCATCCGCACACACGAGCCGCGCCCCTTGCGCGACGGGCTGGCGGTATTGGCGGCGCTGAAAGAAACCGCAAGAATTCGTTAACTGCACATTCGGGATATTTCTCTATATTCGCGGTTCAGCAGGCATGTCCCCTTTGAGGGCGACCCGACGACAGGATAATCGACCTTATGGTGCGCAAATATTTCGGCACAGACGGTATTCGTGGCAAAGCCAACGAAGGCGCGATGACGGCGGAAACCGCCTTGCGCGTCGGCATGGCGGCTGGCCGTGTCTTTCGTCGCGGTGACCACCGCCATCGTGTCGTGATCGGCAAGGATACGCGCCTGTCGGGCTATATGCTTGAACCCGCGCTCACAGCCGGTTTCACCTCGATGGGCATGGACGTATTCCTTTTTGGCCCGCTGCCGACAACGTATAGGAAGAATAAACGCCCTTTTCACCCAAGTCCAACAGCTTTGGACCGCAGTTGACTCTTTCGACACCCCTGCGATGCAACCCAATCCGGCTGACGGGGAGCCAGCAACGCTGAAAATTTACCCTCCTCTTTCCCACTAGCGGCTCCTTTTCCGACAACCAGCACGGCGGATCCCTGCCGCGGCGCTGTGAACGCAGCATTTTGATTGGTATCGTTGGCCTTCAGGCTCGTCAGTCAAACAGACCCAGGAGCAGCTCAGCCGGTGGCGCCCGGCTTTCGGGTAACGCCCTGGTCCCGCTGGTTTCGGCTTTGTGCTTCAGGTGATCAAGGATCTGCTTGATCACTATAGGGTCTTCAATGCAGGCGATGACTTTCATGGCGCCGCCGCAGCCGCTGCAGGTCTCGATGTCGATATTGAAAACACGCTTGAGCCGTTGCGCCCATGTCATCGACGCTCGCCGTTGTGCTGGTGTTGCCGGTTCATCAGCCACCCTGACCTTGTTGCCCCTGCCCCGTTTTGCCGGCGTGACCAACGCCCGGTGCCGACTGTTGGGTGCGAACACCCCGTGGAAGCGGGTTAGGTTGACTCTGGGCTTCGGTACCAGGGCGGCCAGCCTTGCAATGAAATCCAATGGTTCGAAAATGACGTGCGTGGTGCCGTCCCGGTACGGCGTCTTGAGCTGGTAGCGCACGTTGCCGCCTCGTGTTAACGACAGCCGCTTCTCGGATACCGCCGGGCGGCTGATGTACCGGCACAGCCGTTCGAGCTTCTTGCGTTCATCGGCCCTGGCCGCCACGCCGGCGTGCAGGCTGGACCCGGCTACCTTGCCAATCCCGTCACCGAACGGATCACCACTGGTCGGCAGAGTTTGCAAAGTGAACACCTTTCGCCCCGCCTGTGAACCGACAGCGATACGGTAAGTGATCGAGTGCCCCAGCAGGGGTGTCATCGGGTCGTCATCCACCGCATCCGAGGCCAGATAGCTGTTTTCGACATCCCGTTCCAGCAGGCCTTGCCGTTCCAGATAGCGACCCACCCGGTGGGCGATGGTGTGCGTCAGCGGCACTGTTGCAAATAACCACGAATGGTAAGCTGAAGACTGTTTTAGCTAAAGGTGCAGCATATGAATCCTTTCCATGGTCGGCATTTTCAGGGCGAAATCATTCTTTGGGCTGTGCGCTGGTATTGTAAATATGGCATTAGCTATCGTGAACTGCAGGAAATGCTGGCCGAACGAGGTGTGAATGTTGACCACACCACAATTTATCGTTGGGTTCAGCGTTATGCTCCAGAAATGGAAAAACGCTTACGCTGGTATTGGCGTAATCCTACAGATTTACATTCATGGCATATGGATGAGACTTATATCAAAGTGAAGGGGCGATGGACTTACCTGTATCGTGCAGTTGATCAACGTGGTCATACGATTGACTTTTACCTTTCCGCTAGACGGAACAGTAAATCAGCCTATTGTTTTTTAGGAAAGATCTTCAATACGGTGAAAAAATGGCAAATTCCACGGGTCATCAATACAGATAAAGCAGCGACCTATGGCCATGCTTTATCACGGTTAAAGCGAGAAGGAAAATGTCCAGTAGATATTGAGCACAGGCAGATTAAGTATAAAAATAATGTCATTGAATGTGATCATGGTAAGTTAAAGCGGATCATCAGGGCCACATTAGGATTCAAATCTATGAAGACGGCTTATGCCACAATTAAAGGTATTGAAGTCATGCGTGCACTACGTAAAGGACAAGCATCGTCATTTTATTATGGTCAGCCTCAAGGTGAAGTGTGTCTAATCAACAGGGTTTTCGGTCTCTAAGCACTTTTAAAAAGGAACTTCATCGACTCAAATCTCTATTTGCAACAGTGCCCTCTGATTAGCTGAATTAAAGCCAATTTCCTTTTGCAATCTAGTAATCGACATAGGGATAAATTTTGCCCCTGAAACTCTGGCAAATTCTTGAGCCAAAGTAGTCTTGCCGGTTCTATGACTGCCACATAATGCAAAAATCATGCTTCCACCTTATCCGCACGAGCTTGTGCTTGCTCATTTGAATAAGTGCCTTTGCTATAGCGCTTACCCAATTTTGCCATATTCGCCGCAATCGTTTCCTCACGGCTTACCCCGATGATTTGACGGATTCGCTCCATGAAGAACTCTAAGTCACCAAGTTCTTCAATGATGTTTTCGCGATCTAAAGGTTTGCCGTAAATAGCGTGTTTCTTAATAGCGTCAAGTAGTTCGCCGGATTCGCCGGAAACACCTACGCCCATATGTAGCAAATCGGCTTGCTCTGGTGTCAATTCTTTCAGGATGTCTTGCCCATTCTTCACCAAAGCTGCGACCATTTCGCTAAAAATAACTTGACTAGCCAACTTTGTTCTCCAACATTGTTACACGCGAGTTCAAGCTATTGATTGAATTGCCTTGAGTGACATTCACTCCTTCTGCATTATTCATGCGGCTTGACAAACTTGAAATTGAGGTGCTTTGACTAGCGTTAGTGTTTTCAACATTTGTAACCCGACCAGCAAGGGAATTAACGGTTGCAACATCAGCCTTTTGAGACAGTTGGCTCTTAAGGTTGTTAATTTCCATTTCGATTTGTTCGTTAGTCATGGTCATGTGCTATCTCCTGTTAATGACATAAACGGTTTAGACTTTTATTTTCTTTTTGACCTCAAGGCCTTCATTACCTGCGGCTTGATAAGCTGCGGTCAAATGCTCAATTGCGGCATCAATGTGGCGATTAAATTCAGGATTGATGCGCTCTAGGTAATACTGATGCCTAGTCAAGTGGTCATTCACCATGCTTAAAAGGACATAAGATGTATGTAATGCCTCATGTCTGAACCACTTAGGATTTACCTTCGTTTTACTCATTACCCGTTCATCTCCTGAAAGACTTCCGTTAATGCTTTTCGTGTTTTGATAGCGCGCGCAATTTCGACATTGTTATCTTCAATGCGAGTTGTAGCGGATCGAATTAATTCATTTTGAACATCGTTGTCCTCTAGCAGGCGCTCTTCTAAATCGAAAAGCTCACTCAGCTTTTGCTCAAGATCAGCCGTGATATGGCGAACTGTTTTAGGCTTGACTTGGCCCATGCCAACTTTTTCTTCAAGATGTTCGGTAGCTTTACTTTGTCCGATTCCAAAAATATTCATGACTTACTCCTTGTTTTTCGATAAGAAGATTTCTGCTTCAATGAATTTGCGATGTTGCAACCAGCCTTTTAGATTCCCGTGCATTGTTGGGTTGGCATACTTTTCCGTGCGGTGATCAAAGCTGTCAGGTGTTGCTTGGTGCTCAAAAGGTGATGCATGTAATGGTTCAGATCCAACTAGGCGGTCGCACAGCTTTAAATCTTCACCAACATTTGATTTATTGCCGTAATGGTTCAAGAAAGAGACGCGGCAACAACGGGCACCAGATACCTTTTTCAGTACCTCGATTTTGTGCTGCTTCCGTTCCTCGTCTGTGATGTATGGCAAATGCCATTCGCCTTTCTTGAGCTTTCTAGGTGTCGAAGTCCGCATTGCTTTATCCATCAGGTAAGCAACTGCGAAGATTTCAAACTGGGCATCTTCATGGATACGGAGATCGAAAAAGTTATCCATTTCCGTAGAGCTAAGAACCACATGCATAAATTGCCAAGGCATCAATAAGCGGTTGGCCGTTTGCTTGTGCAGTCCTAATTTCATTAAGGACCATACAACACCGCACATAAGGCGACCTGACCATTTCCATGCAAATCGGCACAAGCGAATCTTGCGTTTTGAAAACTGTTCATTCGCTTGCATGCCAGCCTTGTTTTTGCCCCAAAAGATTGGATATGCCGGATTGTTCCAGACTTGCTGAATGATCTTTGAAATAGGAATGGCGCGGTTAGATGCGGCATTACGGCTGAATACACGATGAGTCATCATTTCGGCATGTATTGGTAGCCAATACATAAGCTCAAAGGTAACTAGGCGATCGCCGTATTCACTCACACTATCTGCCAAAATCTTTACTTTGATTTGTCCTTCTTCAACAGCCTTTTTGATGAGGTGCAAAAGGTCGAAGTTAGTAATTTTCAATTTACTGTCTCCTTACCAAGTCAACGCACCGCCAGCTTTGTAGTCTGTGACGCGAGTTTCGAAGAAGTTCTTTTCAGCAGTATTAGGTTTAGAGAACTGCTCAACCCAAGGGAACGGATTTTTTACACCTGGATAAGGCACAAACGGCGCTTTAATTTGCTCAGCACGGACGTTCGCCAGATGCTTAATGTAGCCCTCAATAGCTTTAGGGTTTGTCACGCCTTGAGTGATGTATTTACCCCAACCGATTTCCATTTCAGATGAAATCAAGAACACTTCAAGAGCTTTTTTCCAGAAGGATTGGGTAAAGACTTCTTTGTTTTCGTGACGTAGGGTGTCTAGCATATGTGCGAACAAATCTAGGTGCGTTCCTTCTTCATCACGTTGGATATAGCGAATCATGTCGGCTGAACCTAACATTTCACCCTTATCGGCAAGCAGATAGAACGAAAGGAAACCAGAGAAGAAATAAACACCTTCAAGCAAGACGTTTGATACACATGAAAGAGCAAAGCCTTCAGCCGAGAATTTTTCACCGAGTAATCGCGACTGTTTGAGAATGAACTGGTTTTTTTGAGCCAATAACCCATCACGTTCAAATGTCATGTAAACGCTCATTGGATCAAGACTGACTGTCTCAATGATTGTGGCGTATGATTTGACGTGTAGCGCTTCTTCCCATGCTTGACGTGACAAACACATGGAAACTTCCGGAGAGGTTACGTGTTTTGCAATATTCTGGTTGATGTTGTTGAATTGAATGCCGTCTAGGTTTGACAAGAAAGCTAATGCTTTATCAAACATGAAACGATCTGCGGCATTTAAGCGGTTATAACTGGCAACATCATCTGCCATATTTACGACATGCGGAAACCACGTATTATTTTCCATGCGGTCGAGAATGCCTTTTGCCCATGTATGCTTCATCGGGCTAATTGCCATTAGGTCATCCTTGGGACCTAAAATTAGACGTCGGTCATTAATACGATTTGCGTAAGTCATAATTTCTTTAATACTCACAAATAAAATAGGGATGAACTTTTCATCCCTATAATTATAGTAAGCGCTTACTAATATTTGCGCCTAAATTAAAAAAGTTTTACTGGCAGCTTTCACAATCTGGATCGAGAATTGAACACATCTTTGGTGCGCTTTCAGTTGGTTCTGAAAGTTTGCCTAAAGCTGCGTTAGCTAATTCCGCAATAACTTTGGTTCGCATTGAAGCGCTCTTCTCTGCATCAGATTGATTGCGTAAGTAGTAAGTGGTTTTCAAGCCAAGTTTTTTAGCTGTTGTATACCACAAATCTAAATCACGACCAGTTGTACCTTGTTTTGCAAAGAGGTTAGTTGATTGAGACTGGTCAATCCACTTTTGACGAACTGCGGCTGCCTTAATGATGTAGAGTTGGTCGACATAATACGATTCTTTGAGCAAGTGATATTTGTCACCGACATGAGCAATTGCAGGGTCGACGACTTGATAAGTACCGCCAAGGTTAGACTTCAAGAATTCAAGCAAGAACGGCGGTTCTGTGCATTGAGTTGTTCCTGCAATATTCGAAATCGTTGCAGTCGGCGCAATCGCCATAACGTTCGAGTTACGCATCCCTTTTTTGACTTTTTCACGTAAAGCCTCCCAGTCGAATCGACGAGGTTGATCAAAGAATGGTTTGCCGTCTTCCATCAATTTGGCGTTATCGATTGGCAAGATACCTTTAGACCAGTTAGAACCTTCAAATGATGGATATGAACCGCGTTCTTGAGCCAAGTCTGCTGAAGCCTCGATAGCAAAGTAAGAAATTGCCTCAAACAATGCGTCAGCTTGCTTTAAGTGTTCTTCGCTTTCGAAATCCACCCCTTGTTTTACCAGCCATTCGTAATAACCCATCACCCCCAAGCCGATAGGGCGGTGTTTGAAGTTAGAGTTGGATGCGCGGTCACTTGGGTAGTAATTCACATCGATTACAGAATCCAAGTTGCGAACGGCCAAGCGAACTACTTCACGCAATCTTTCTAAAGGATTCGGAGCTGACATGACTAATGACAGGTTGATCGAACCTAAATTACATACTGCTGTTTCGTCTTTAGAAGTATTTAAGGCAATTTCGGTACACAAGTTACTGTGATGAATAACGCCCGCGTGCTGTTGAGGATTACGGCGGTTACATTCGTCTTTGTAAGTGATCCACGGATGCCCGGTTTCAAATAAGTTAGTCAATGCGTGACGCCACACCTGAATAGCCGGTAGTTGGAATTCGTATTCACCAGCGGCTTCAAGTTCTTCAAAACGCTTAACGAATTCATCGCCATATAATTCATGCAATTCTGGGAAGCGTTTAGGCGAGAAGAAAGACCACATGGCATTTGGATCTTCTTTGCGTTCGATCAAGAGATCAGGAACCCAAGCGGCAGGGAATACGTCATGAGCACGGCGGCGGTCGTCACCAGATTCTCTTTTAAGCTCACAAAACGCCATAAAGTCTGGATGCCAAGCTTCTAAGTATGGGGCAACCGAACCCTTACGTTTACCGCCTTGGTTTACGGCAACTGCGGTATTGTTCTGGACCTTGATATATGGAACTACACCACTTGAAATACCATTGGTTCCAAAAATTAATTCATTTTCACCGCGTACTGGCGTCCAGTCTGTACCAATACCGCCCGCAAACTTAGAAAGTAACGCCGTTTCTTCAATTGCTCCAAAAATAGAAGCAAAGCGGTTATCACCTTCATCAGCAGCAATGGTGTCTGAGACTTGGTTCAGGTAACAGCTTGATAACTGAGGATGTAACGTACCAGCATTAAATAGGGTTGGGGTAGAGGAGACGTATTCTAATTTCGAATAAAGCTCATAATAAGCCAGCGCTACAGAAGTACGGATTTCAGGTTTTTCTTTTAAGGCAACACCCATTGCTACACGCATCCAGAAATGCTGTGGCAATTCGATAATATTACCCGACATATTGCCTGTTTCTTTCTCTAGGCGAATATCGCGATTGGCACGAATAAAGTAACGGTCGGCTAATGTATCAAGCCCTAAGTAGTGGAATGATAAATCCCGCTCAGGCTTGATAGCGGCATTAATGCGCTCAAGGTCATAGTTTAAAAGTTCAGGGTCCAGCAGTTTTAAAGAAACGCCTTTTTCTAAATAATCTTTGATATGAGGATACTGAAAGCCACCACCGCTGACTTTGCCGTCTTCACCGCATACGGTTTTATATAAATCTAACAGCAATAAACGCGCAGACACCAAAGATGCATCAGCTTTGGTTGCAGACACTAACTTAGCAGCGCCTTTAATTAATGCCTGTTGAATGTCACTGGTTTTGATACCGTCATAAATTAGTAAAATTGCCTTATCAATCACTTCTTGCGATTCGACCGACGTTCCATCTACAGCCCAGTTGACTGCTTTTTCAATTTTTGATGGTGAAAAAGGTTCTGTCGCGCCATTTCGCTTGGTTACGTTCATATCGTTTCCTTAGTTAGTGAATTACCACTCAACGATGCCGTTTAGTGGGGTTTTTGGTTTAGAAGATTTCTCTTCTTTTGGTTCTAAATTCGTGTCTTGCTTTGCTTGTGGTTTTTTCGCAATGTCTGAGTGATCAGTGTATTCATTTGCATAAAACTTATTGATTACACGCTTCTTCATTGCGTCAGCCACCTTGTTGATCTCTGCTTCTATCCTCGCTTTCTCTGCGGCTTTTCTGATAGTTAGCAAAATATCTTCGCGCGATGAGTCTTTGAATTGTTCACGCTGTATTTCGCTATTAATTCGGCGAGCATGTTCAGCAACCTTGTTCCAGTTTATGCCCTGCATTGCTTCCTTCGTAGCTCTCGCCATCCCCTCTAAACTAGAAAAATCTTTGCTCATGTGAACCTCGAAAGATCATAAGCGCTTACTCATGTAATTATAGTAAGCGCTTACTAATAATTAAATGCAAAATTTAAATTTTTTCTGCACGAGTAGCTAAAAATGCATTCCGCATCATGCCAGCAGAAAATCTAAATTCATCGGTATTAATGCCAGCCTTGATCGCAAATGTCGCGTCAGCCAAATGCTCATTAATTTCTTTCAATACCATTTCCCCATTTCGCTTGTGCATTAGCCACTTGGCTTCTGGATGTTCTGTAAAGGCAGCTTCAATCATTTCGTGCTTGGTGGCTGTTTTAATGCCCGTACCGGCGAGTTTTACTTCAAACGGGGTTAATTGAATCATTGGCACTGGACAAGCTGACAAAATACCGATGCAAATTCCATAAGAAGACATGGCTCTTGCGGTTTGTGATCCAGTTGGTATCTCTACGAAAGCAAATGTCACCTTATGTTTGTTGATCATATGCATCATGCCGTCATGCAGGATTTTGGCACGTCTTAGATCATCCGAGTTCTTACGTACAGTCTTTTTGGTTTCCTTGCTGCTTTCGGTTTGGGCCAACATCATGTCCTTAATTTCGAAAGGATAGTCATCGTTTGAAATGTCGATTTCAGCAACGACTAATCCGAAGTTTCTTAAAGATGGATCGATTCCGATGGCTTTAATTTTCATACAAACTCCCAAGTCTGATATGTTCCGACGTTTTCGAATAAATTAATTAAATAAATAATTAAAATATTCTCGGTTAAAGATATTTATATATTCGTTAGTGACGGAATTACCCATGTCACCCAAGTTGCGGCTTACCATGATTCAATTCCACGGTTTGCATACGCTCTTTTAAATTCCTCTCTGCGTTTTATCTCGGCGTATTTGTCCATGATCAGGTTAATTGACACGATGGCATTGACGAGATCATTGGAGTCCGTATCGATCTTCCGCAGAATTAGTTCCTGGTAATCTTCCGAATCTAGGATGTAATCATCTTCGGTTTCTCGATAGGAAAAGAAACGGACTAGGAATTCCAAGACTGCACGCTGAACGTTGGCTGAATTATTTGATTGTGTTTGCGGTAGCGGGTCTAAAAAATGATGGGTAATGTTCCTATCCGTTAAATCGAGTTGCACGGTAGCTGTTGGCGCATATACATTTGGTTCAGCTAGAAATCTGATGATTAACGCATTGTTGTCGGCATTGACTCGTAAATCCCACAACAGCATATTTTCCCCGCCTATTGCCGTCATGGGCACATGATCTTTGAAATAAGCGCTGTGCGAATTAAGGACACGCTCACCGTCAAAGATCATCGGTCGAGGAACTGAAAAAATCAGGTTATATGGATCCGTCTCTGCTGATAGGGCATCAGAAATGTAATGCATGAAATTACTGTGTCTGTTGCCCGTAGAGTCGATTTCGCGTGTAATTTTTACCTTGTCATAAATCTCTTTGATGTAGTGTTCGGCTTGTTCAGCAAACTCGTTGAGGACGACAAAAATCTCGCCTTCCATTTCCTCCTTCAGCAAAGCATCTTGTCTGATTTCTTCTTCGATGGAATCTTCCAGCATTTGCAAATCTTCATCTGAAAATTCACTCTCAAGCATTTGCTCGAATGCATCTAATTGCTCATCTTTTTGCGTCATGTTGCGCCTCTTGAATTAAATGACTCAAATGTACGTTTGACTATGAAAAGGCGCTAAAAACTACGTTTTGTAGCTTCTAGCGCTTTATGCCTTATGCTGCCTTGAGGTTGTCTCCTGAAACCGTTGAAGTACCTTCTTTCTTGGTCACTTCGATGACCAAATCTACCCAGTCCTTTAACCCGCTCTGATGAGAAATGATCAGCACTGTTCCGCGCTCACGAGCCTTTCTGTCCAGCACGACCATAAGTCGTTCTAATCCACTTTCATCGAGCGCATAATCAATTTCATCGGCAATCCATAGATTGATTGGCTTGGTTGCGCGGCTCATCACTAAATCTTGAAGGGCAAGAGCTGTAGCCAGACGAACCTTACGTTTTTCTCCGCCTGATAATTTCTTGAATGAAGAACCGCCTGAATCATTTGCAACCGTGATGCTGAATTTCTCCTTCAGCTCACCTTTGGCCGTAGCAGATAGCGTTGACCAAGTTGCATGAATGTTGCCGTCAGACAATGCGCCCAAGTATTCGGATGTGCGGCTATTCAGGAATGGAGTGACGGTATCGAGAATGTGAGCGCGTACACCAGCAGGACCGAAAATATTCACCGCCATATTTGCAAGCTCAACTTTCTCAAGTGCTGAATCTGCGGCTTTCTGTTTGTCTTCTTTGGCTTTAAGGTATTTAACCTTTTTGTCATTCAAGTCTTTTAACTGAGCGACAAATGGACTGACTTCATTAAGCTTCTCGCGAGATTCCGCCTTGATGCGCGTCACAGCCTCTTCTGCGATTTTCTTGCGTTCTTCCGCTAATGACTGGGCTTGTGCATCCTGTTTTAGTTTTTCCAGTTTCGCTTGAAGAGTCGGTAACTGCTTTAACTGATCTTCAAGCTCTGCGATTTCAGCCTCAAGATTTTTCCTTTGTTCATCAATCTCCCTAGCTTTCAGGATGATTTCATTGTTTTGCTTAATTTTGCTTTTAAGCAGTGTTTCGCGGGCCTGAATGGCGTCATGCAAATCTTCTGCACAATATTGCTTGCCACATTCATTGCACGGCGTTCCCACCAGTGATTGAGAGTTAGCAATTTCAGCTTTTAACTTTTCGATGTTCTGTTTTTCGACTTTGGCCAAATGGACTCGTGCATTGAAGTCCACATAAATTTTGCGAAGCTCAAGGCTTTTGGCCGTGTGCTGTTTCTGGATTTCCTTTAACTGTTCAATTTGCTCGTTGATTTGTTCAATTTCTTTGGCAGGGGATTCTAGGTCGAGCTGAGCCTCACATTCACGAATGGTCGCAAGATGCGGTAAGCAAAGTTTAAGATGCTCTTTGGCTCGGTCTTTTTTGGTAATTTCAAAATCTAAAGACTGTTTCTCGACCGTAAGCAAAGATGCCTCAACATTGGCAATGTGAGCGTCAATCAAACTAACCTTATGTAGGGCTTCGCTATGCTCAAGCTTGGCTTCATTCAAGTTTTTTCGAGCAATGGCATGAGCTGCTTCTAGCACTTCAATCCCAGCAGCTTCCTCGATTAACATTTTTAAGGTTTTATCTGTCATCGATGGAAGGTCAGGCATTCGTTCTTGCCCTGCATAGACGGCTGATGTGAATACGTCTGCTGAGCATCCGACAATGGCATTCACGAGAAGCTGAGTTTCCTTGTCGGTCCCTTTGGTCAGGTTGGTTTCAACGCCAGCTTTATCAACGCTTGAAACAATTAATGCATTCTTGAATTTTTTGCTTTTGCGATAACGAGTAATGTTGTAAAGCTTGCCATCATCTTCGATCTGTAAAGATACACAGCAGTCTTTTTTGGCTGTTTCATTTACAACGTCATCCCCTGAAACATCACGCGCCGTCGTACCGTATAACGCCCAGCAGATACCGTCGACCAGTGATGATTTACCAGCGCCATTTGAATTTGCTGATGTATCGTCATCATTCTTGCCTGTAATTAACAATAAACCGCGATCATCAAGCTCCAAACAAGCTTCTGAAAGGGTTAAGAAATTCTGGAAAGTGGCTTTTAGAATTTTCATTATTCAACGACCTCCATGCGTGCCTTTTCTAAGATGGAGAGACATAATTTGGAAAGGTCGTCTGCCTTGCTCCCAATACCCATTTTGCTCACGAAATCATTGATGGACACTTCGAGAGAAGCACCTGCCTTGATCGAACTCACTTCCTCGCGTTCAACTTCTACGATTTTCTTTTGGGAAAGAATCACAACGCCTTTTGCATTGTTATCCATGAGAAATTGACGGATTGTTTCAATGTCAGATTGCTTTGCACTTGAATTGACCGTACAGCGAACGTAGTTACCAGAAGCCTTGAGTGCCATATCGACTTCGCTCATGCTTCCATCAATCTCGACAAATTGCGGAGCATGAGAGCATCGCCAAGTAACCTTTGAATCGTTCACCAGTAGAAAACCGGCATCGGAATTAACATCCGACCAACTGTTGTGTGTAAGCGCTCCCACTGAGTAAACGCCGTTGCCAAAATCTTTGTGATGATGGTAGTGACCTGCAAATACTCGTTTAAAGCCTTGTGAACCTAACCATGTGGCACTTAAACCATGTGACGGAATGCCAGCAATTACACCGTCTACAGGTGCGTGAATCATTAAGGTCCAATCGCTTACGCTTTCAATTGTTCGTAATGGTGAACGAGAAGGCATAGAGTTGATTTGAAGTTTTACTCTTTCAATTTCGCTTTTTAACTCGTTGACATCTTGGAACCACGGAATCATGGCAACGCGTTCATCTAAAAACAAAGACGTCTCGTTGATAATTTCGCAGCCAATGCCTTCTAAAGCTGTAACAGCCGAACCATTACGGTTGGCTTCGCGAAACTCTAAATCGTGGTTGCCTGCAAGAATGCGAACTTTGATTCCCAGCAGTTGTTGAATTACCTTGTAAGTGGCAATAGTGGGATTCAATACTGAAGGACTAATTGAACCGCGCACATGGAATAAATCTCCAGTGTGATACAGGTGCGTTCCACCCATTGCCTTGACTTCTTCTGCCGCTCGCATCGTTTCATTCAGAATGATTTGAAGACGACTGTTTACATTTTCTGGTGTTGTTTCGCTAAATGCGGACCAGTTGTGGTTATGTGTGTCGGATATGACAGCGTATGGAAAATTGCTCATAAGATACCTTTAATAATAAGCGCTTATTAATAATTACGGACGAACCCCACGCATGATTTTACGAATGCCAGCCACCCAGTTTTTCTCCGCTCTCCAGCATGAAGGGGAGTGTGGTATTGGGTATGAGTAATGTGTATTCGGATCTACTATTACGTTATGGGGACTATTACGCTTTGGTCTTAATGTCCAGCCGTATTGATCTATGAGTTCGTTCGCTAATTTATTAATAACCTTGTTTTTAGACAATTGACGCATAGTAGCTCCAAAGAAGTAGATACTTAAAGATACTGTACGTCAATTGTAGATAAATAAGTAATGGCTTACTAATAATCAATAGGATTTTTAGCGAATTTTGATTGATTTTGCAATATATTTTGTCGTGTGGGTTGAATTGAAAAGGAAGGCTTCAGTGCGAAGCGTCCGTTGAAATTCCCCTCTAAAGCTAGAAGGAGCGGAATGTTCACCGTACCAGTCTGCGGATCTGGCTATGTAATATAAAAACTTCTTGCCCATCCGATGTGTAACGCCAATATATTTACAGCCTCTGCGCTTTGCTTCCATTAGAGCCATAGAGGGCATTCGCCAAGAACTGTTTTTTATATCCAGCAGTTTCGTCTTCTCACCACGCGCCAAAAGCAAATACATCACGTATTTGCCATCGACGCTGTAAAACGTACCAATTCTTTTGCCATTCACTGTATGCGGTTGACGTTCAATGACCATTACCAAGACCCCAGCACATCCCCATAGAATTTTTGTCGTTCCTGAATACGAAGCTGTTCTTGCAGTTCCTTTTCTTGAGCCAATCTACGTTCAATCTCTACAGCCATTTTCTTTTCACGATCTTCTTGTTTCTTTTTAGCGTTATATTCATGTAATTCGAGTTTTAAGCGGTCTTTTTTGAATCGAATGTAATATCTCTTTAAGGAGTCGTAATTTGTATAGATGTACAGATCAAGACACATATGCACTTCTTTATGAAATGCATTTACAGCTTGATCTGTAGCTAAACCACATTTAATTCTATTCTTGATTGTATTATCTCGAAAACGTATTAATTCAATGATAGCGGTAGGGTGGTTTTCCTCCAGAATTTGCTCAATGGTTTTATCTTTAAAAAGAGGGTTCTCTTGGTATTTACCCGGAAGGAGTGAATTTAGTTTAAATATATTTTTGGAACTCATTCAATTTTCCTCAAATAAATAACAGTCGCTTTTTTACGTGGTGAGTTGAGGACTTGCGGTCCATACATCTTTTGCATGGTCTTGTATAAACGCTCTGCGCTGCGTCCGTCGTCTTGCCCTAACTCGTTATGATTGTTGTGTGCGTGGAGTAGCATCAGCTCTCCAATTTGACCGACAATCACATCCTCTACACATGCTTTGCTGAATATCAGTTTATCTTTTGATGATTGGATATAAACTTCATCGCCTTTGGCCAACCGTTTGGACCATGAAGTACCCAATCTGAAGGTGTTATAAAGTTCGTTATCTAATCCCACAAAAGGTGGTGCGAAATCTAATGCATATTCATGTTTCATGATGGCTAACTGCCTCTATACTTATAGGTTGAACCAAAAGTATAGAGGCGTATTTGTTAGCTGTTAATCAGTTAATTGCGGCAATTACTCACACGCATCGTCACTGTACAAAGCTTCCATTTCATCTTCATTGCTCATCAACGGTGTGACCTCAATGTCATCAGCGCTTGGTGAAATCTTAGGGATTAATGCGCGGAGCTGCTGCAATCCGGTTGGATCTGCTTTCAGTTTGTCGCAAAGCGATTTCAGGTGATATTTCTTACCGTCAGTCCATTCAATGTAAGCGCCCGACTGTTTCAAAATGCCTTTAGCTTTTAAGAACTCAACTAAGTTGTAGTGGCGGTCAAAGAACGCTACGCCATTCTTGTCAAACCACATACGCATAGTGGTTTCTTGGAACGGTTTTGTGAGTTTGGTTTTCACAATTTTGGTTGCAATATCCTGCCCCACAAACTGCTTTTTACCGTTGACCGTTTCCATTAACTTGGTACGGCCAAGAGCAATTCGTACTGATGCGTAATATTCAAAAGAAGAACCACCTGGTGTGCAGTTATGCACCAAGAAACCGTTGTGCGTATTGCCTGCCAAGAAGTTGTGATTATCCTCAACGGTAATGTCATACATTACCGAGCCTTTATTTTTACTTCCCAAGCGCATTTCTGTCACTTCTGCATAATGCACAACTGATTCATCAACAGGAGCGTCTAATTCGAGCGCTACATAGCGTCCGCGATACTCAATCGGTAACTTGTACTGCATACAGTCTGGCACGTACTGAGCGATCAATTCAGCGATCTTGGCAGTACCTTTTACATCAAAGTCAATACGACCCTGACCGTAACGAATATCATAAGTTAAGCCAAATGATTGATACAGCGATTGACCGATTGCGTCTAATTCATCCTCACAGCCACGCAGTCGCTTAAAGGACAGGTTCAGTGTCTTGCTGCTCTCCTTGTAATTACCATCGTCCATCACTGCAATGGCTAATTGCATAGGTGTCCAGCCATCTTTGAACAGTGTGTGAGGACAGCGGCACAAGTCGTAAAACTTCATCAACTCATGGGTGTAACAGGACTCGTAGCGATGCCCTTTATTGCCCTTGCTAATAGTGATTTCGCGCTTGACGAAGTTTAGGTGGCGTGACAGCAGATCAACCTTCCACTGTGCGTATTCAGGGTTTTCATTGTCCTGAATGATCAGTGCGGCTGTCTGACGTTGCGACGACACGCGCGCCATGTGACTGTCAAAACCGATCAACCCCTTTAAGAACTCAAGCGCTGTTCCTGCAAAGGTGCGTTTGGTGCGAGTAATCACATAGTCGCCTACACGAACGTCGCTAAAATTAATCCAACCTTTGTCTTTCACTTGGACTTTGTGATCATTTGTGCCCGATACCGCAACCAAGCCATTGCGCGTTTCAGGACATACAGCGCGGATGTGATACCACTCTTTGTCAGTTCCTTTGATTGAGCCATTGTTGTGCCAACCGATGATGCGTTTTGGCTCAAGCTGACCCGATACTTCATTCCAAGACCATACTTCCTTGCTGATTTTGCCATCAACAATTTGCTTCATGGTTGCGGACGTACCATCGACGAATGGCACCTGAACTTCCGCTCTCAGACAGGTTGGATCACCAAACATCACTCCAATTTTCGTACGCTGTTGGTTCAAATATAAGAAAGTTGCATTGTACTTTTCAGCCGTCTGAGCAATTACTTTCAATGACGTACTGGAAGCACGAGCCAGAGCGGTGTTATCGCTCATATTGAATGTGTCGATTTCACGCTTTTTGCCCTTATTGTCATAGTAAACAGATTGAGGAATTGCCGATGCAACCGAGTCAAACACGCAAATGATTGGCGCATCGTCTGGAATTGTTGCTGAATTGCGGATCAACTCAACTGCACGCATTGCTAAAACATTGCCTTCTTCCCAAGTTTCAGGCTTTTTATAAATCCAGAATGGACGCTCCGTCTTTAAGCCTAGATTCTTCGCAAGGTTAATATCAAAGGAACGTTCCCAGTCAAAGAACATGGCAATACCGCCAGCTTCTTGGGCGCGAATCATTAAGTCAGTCGCCTCTGCGGTCTTACCTGATGACGGTGGACCATACATTTCAACAATGCGACCATAAGGAATACCGCCGTCATAGCGTCCAGAAATCGCAAAGTTTAACTCTGGATCTCCAGTATCAAGCCAGTTAGTCACTGTTTGCGTTTCTTCGTTGTCGCCAATTAATTTTTCTAAGTCGTCAGCTAATGCAGATAAATTTGGTTCCATAATCATTGTCCGTTATAAAAAGGTTTCATGAAATTCGGTACGTTTTTGAGAATCGAGCCAAAAGCTAACTCGCCGCATAACTCGGTAAAGTCATCCGGATTAATTTCGCCTTTGATGATTTCGAGGTGTTCTTTTTGAAGAGGGGCAGGACGTAGCAATTGCATAAGTTCTAGGTTTCTCAAGAACAGTCTGCGCCCTTGACCTACATATGCATCCATGTGTGCTTTCAGCGCTTTATTTCGCGCCTTTTCGTTTTGCTCATCCGTTAGTGAGCTGTCTTCCACATAGATGAATTGGCTTTCCCATTCCTCTTTTGTGTATGGGGAATTGCCTGCATAAAGTGATCGCAAAGCTTTTGAAGGTGGCTTTAATCCAGCGTCGCATAGTTTCCAGAACTCATTTACTGAACCGTATTCAGCAAGAATCTTGATTGCGGTCGCTTCACCAATTCCCCCAACACCGCTGATGCAGTCCGAAGAATCGCCTTGTAATGCTTTGCCTTGAAGAAATGCCACAGGTGATTTGAAGCCAGTTTTCTCGTAAAAATTAGCCCAATGAATGAAACGGCTTTCATCACGAGGGTCACGCCACGAAACGTTTGGCTTAACTAGCTGTAACCAGTCACGGTCACCAGTAATCAATAAAATACGATTGTTGGGATCGCTTGCGAAACGTTGTACAAGAATGCCGGCAAGATCATCTGCTTCATGTATCGCGCTAGTCATTTGCTTAATGCCCAACGCTTTTAAAGCACGTTTAATAAAAGGGCACTGCGCTTTGTAAGCGTCATGCTCTTGTTGCATTCTTGGATCAGATTTGCGATTGCTCTTGTATGAAGGTTCACGCTCAAAACGCCATTCAGCACGACCGTCCCATAAAACAACCATGCCTGCATGCGGATAGCGTTGTCTTAACTCGCGCATTGTCTTGATAAAGCTAAACACCGCCTGAGTCTGCATTGAGCCTGAATAGAGCTTGATAGCGTGCTGTGCTGCGTAACCGATTGAATTGGCGTCAACGAGAATAATTAGATTTTCCACGTTAATCTCCCCAAAAAGAAAGCCGCAGCTATAGCGGCTTTCTTTCAAGTCATTGATTAGGATTAGCTTGCTTCTTGGTGCGCATCATCTAAGAGCGCTTCCAATTCATCACCCAAATCAATTTCAGTTACATCCAAAGATGAGGTGGTGACATCTTTGTATGAAACATCTGTCACATCACTAGCCAAGGCTGATGATGTGCCAATGGTTCGTTCAGCAGGGACGTGTGTCGGCTCTGCAGGGGCATAAAGTCCAGCAGCGCGTCTAATTGCACCCAACGCAAGGCGTTTTCTCTCTTCGTTTGCTTGTTTGACATAATCGTCAAGGTCAATCATACGTTTGAAAACTTCTGGATCAACGTGAACCTTTTTGGAACCCGGTAATACGTTGTATTTCGTATTAAGACCTGTACCTTCACGGTTGATGGTAACAACTTGATGATCCACAAAAATTGCTTCACCCCAATCGTCCATCATGTCCAGAATTGAGCTAAGTGTTAATTTGCCGACTTGAAGAGCTTTAGGCTGACCGTCATGCTTGCCTGAATCATCAACTTCAAGAACATTGAGCAAATACACAGTTGATGCTTTCGCGTCTTCCAATGTTTTGATCTGTTCGTCAGTTGCATTGGCACCAATTAAACGACCTGCTTCTGCAATGGCATCGCAGATAGGACAGTCTTCATCAAAAGTTTTAGACATACATACATGAACGGTCGTTTCTGGCTTTCCGTCCGTGACTTTTGAATAATCTTTAATGAAGTGCTGTGAGAAGGGTTTGTAGAACTCTTCGTTACGTTCTTGGTTCCAGTCTCCCAGTAAAACGTAATTGTTTTTACCCGGCTTTGGTTTGATGGTAGATTCACGGCTTTTGAGGGCGTCTTTGTTCTTCTTTGCGTTTGCTAAAAGTTTTGCTACGTTCATTGCTTAATGTCCTACTGTCAAAAGGTTTAAATGCTCAATTGCTAGAAGTTCATGCTTTGCACTCAAAATGCCTAATTACTTAGCACTAGAAAAATTTTGAGTGCATTACATTATAGTAAGCACTTACTAATAATTTCAGGAATTAAGAAAGATTTCGATTTTTTTTCATGGCATGTTGAGCGGCTTCTCTACCTTGGCTAAAGGTCTGGATATGCTGTTCCTGATATTCATTCATGCGGAGCTGACCCTGACGTTCCTGACGGCTATAGGCACCCCGTTGAATCAGCATGTCGTTACGGTCGCGTAACGCATAGACGAATCCTTTATGAATATCGGCATACATTTCCGCTTCGATATACAGCTCCTTGGCTTTAATCCAGCGGGAATCTTTACGGACGGCGTTTTCTACCGCCTTTTCGGTGACCTTCTCACCGTTAGCCAAGAAGTGTTTGCGATAAGCCTCATAGAGCAGGGCTTCAAGACTTTCAAACTTCAACTTGACCTTTGCTGCCTGCGCTACAGCACGCGCTGCACGCTCATTCTGATACGCCGCAAGCGATGCTTGAGTTCTCATTGCTACATCAAGCGTGGCGTCTGTAAATTGAATGTCCCTGTTGAATGCTTCTACATCAGGGGCATATTTCAATGAGACGAAGCGCTCAATTTCTTTTTCAGATTTAACCTGTTTATCAACCTGTTTAGGCTCAAAGTTTGGAATATCCTTCGATTGAAGTTCCACATCATCTGGCAACTCTTCGCATACTGTGTCCACCGATTCTTCGACTGGTGGGAGGATTGGCCGTTCTTCGGGTTGTGGCATTGGGGTTTGCTCTGCTTCCACTTCCTTCAGCATGTCCTCAACTGATACTGAATCATTAACGATTTCGTGCGGTGTGGCTTCTGGCACTTTAGGCTCAAACGCTTCTTGCAGATCTAGTTCCTGTTCTGCATCAAGCTGTGCCTCTCGCTGCTGTTGATTGATCTGCTCCTGAATCTCTTCGGGTGTTACCTGCGCGGCTCCCTCAATGGATGCTTCAAGTTCAGCGGCAAGCAATTCTTCGTCTTCCAGCAGCTCTTCATCCAATTGAATATCGTCCGCGCTTACAGTTTCAGTCTTAGCCTTTTTCTTTTGCTCTTCCTCTTCAATCAAAAGGTTTTGTTCGTCCAGTTCTGCAAACAACTCGTTTAGCGTTTCGTCGTCGAAGTTATCAACAGTTTCAATTTTTGACATGTTTAATTACTCTCTTAAAAAGTTTATTTAGCGTAATAAGTTGCATTTGGATGTAAACGCAGAGCATAAACATCCAACTGATTAAGAAATTAAGAAATAATGTCAGCAACCTCCTTGAATGCTTTTACAAGTCCTTCCAGCTTTGTAGGGTCAAAATGGCATTGCTGTGGGTTAAGTCCGCAAACAATGGTTGCGTCTAATTTAGGGTTGTAGAAAGTCATGCCTACGAGATCGCTAGGGGATACCTTAACGTCAGGTAATAAGTAGCGAATTGACTGACTTCCAAGGGCGACAATGACTGGCGGTTTAAGAAGTTCGATTTCTTTGGCCAAATGAGGACTACAGCCATTGATTTGACCTGTCGTTAAGAACTTGTCTTGTTTTTTGGCTTTGACGAGCGTTGTGTAATAACCGTCCGCAACTGCTAATTCATTATCTTTAATTGCAGCTTTCACATATTGGGCGGTCTCGCCTTCAAGAAGTTTTCCTTTCTTTTCCTCTTCCCAAGTTGGGCAGTCAGCCACGACCATAAATCGCATCTTTTTACCCAAACGAATATCAGGATGAACCTGTCCAGCAAGGTCGCAACCGTTACATTGCTTGCAATCGCGCATATGCTCGACCAACGAAGCTCGCAGGAATGGCTCTGAGGTATCTGTGTATCTATCTGCTTTTACAGAATCAATAATTAATCCTGGTAATAGCCTCATTTGGTCCTTTCGTCGTGAGAGGTCTTTCGCTGAAGGCTCACTAGGTTCAATGCTTGCAAACGCCCCAATTGCTCTGAGATTTTCAACGATTGTTTTATTCACTTTCGAGTTTGGTTGAGATGCTGCTTTCTCGAACTCGTCAAAGCTATCAAAACGTTTTTTTGGTGGAACTGAACCATCAGGACCATAGATCGGAGTGGTTTCACCTGTCTTTCTCGACTTCTTGTAGCGAACGACTTTCCAAGCCCGATTCTTCTCTCTCAATTTCACAATCGCTTTGGCAATCGTTTCTGAAATACCTTTGACTGCATTGAAAGGCGCCAAGATTTCAGTATTGGATTTAATCTTATAACGATCGGCTGAATAATTAATATCAGGAGGAAGAATCTCAATGCCGCATTCACGCGCATCTTTCACAAGTCCAGTGAGCTTATCTTCTGTATCAACCACGCTGAGACTTGCGGCAAAGTATTCAGCAGGGTAATGAACGCGAATATATGCGCACCAAACCGAAATGATTGAATACTCCACAGAATGCGACTTGTTAAATTGGTAGTTGGCGTTTGCTTCTGTTTGTTCCCAAATACGCTCGGCAACTGATTCTTCTAAACCATCATTCAAAATATTTAATGATTTAATTTTCATTGGTTAGCGCCTCGATCTTTGAAAATTCTTTCTTGGATTGGTCCACCAACCCATTGCCAGTTCTTACCCAAAACAATGTGACTGACGGCATTGTTAGAAATGCCATATTCTTCCGCGAGCGCCCTAAGTCTGAAACTTCATACAAGCCTTCGTAGTTCTTAATTGCTTTCCAGTTTTCCATTTAAACAACCTGTTTTTAATTCAATTTGATTAATATAAGTCATTGATTTTATGAATAAAAGTATGGAATTTCGGCGCTTTCAGCGAATGCTTCTTCTACCGTTCTCATCACGCCATCAGTGCATTTGAACTTCTCCATTCGATGCACTTTTAACTTTGTGCCATCTTCAAGTTCAACCTCTACAAACCCCGCTTTAGCACCATCAATAAATTTCGGTTTCAATTCAGCCATTTTCTTAAGGTCTTTTTTACCAATCGCTTTTCTGAGGTGATCTGATTCAGCCATTGAGAACCCTGCCAACTTACGAGCAAGCGCCATCGTTTGCTCTTGATACACAACAACGCCATAAGTGTCAGACAGAACAGGTTCAAGGACTTCATGTGCGTAGGTGACTTCTTTTAATCCTTTTCGTAAGTCCACATAGTCATCCAACATGCCTGAATCCATAGGGCCCGGTCTATACAAAGCGGTAACAGCACAAATGTCATCAAAGGTTACAGCGCCACCGTTTGAGATATTCTTCAATAGTTGTTGCATGCCGCTACTTTCTAGCTGAAACACACCTACAGTTTCACCGCGACCCAAAGCTTGCATGGTTTTTTCATCATCAAGTGGAATCTTTAATAGATCCAATTCAATACCATGTCGCTCTTTTACATAGTCACATGCGATGTTTAATACATCTAAGGTGGCAAGACCGAGCAAGTCCATCTTGATCAAGCCCCAATCCTCAACTACACGCTTGTCCCAATTGACGACTGGTGACTTTCCTCTAGTCTCGAGTACGGCTCGATTAACGATAGGTTCGCCTGCAACAACAATACCTGCCGCATGTTGGCCAAACGATTTCATTGTGCCTGCAAGCTTAGTTGCATGCTTCCAGATAACAGGATGTTCATTGCGAAACTTGTCTAGCTCAGGCACAGCGTCCGCAGAGGTATTCAGGTCAAGTGAAGTTCCATGTTCTTTAAGCACAAGCTTGGTCGCACTTAATTGCATGTTGTTCAAGCCGCTGATACGACCTGTATCACGTAGGGCTGAGGCTGAAGCTAGTGTTGAATAGTTCGAGATACCAGCGACATAATCTTTGCCATATTTTTCAACAAGGTAATCAATCACCTTGTAGCGACCGCTTGAAGCGAAGTCCAGATCGGCATCAGGCAAGTCAAGACGTTCAGGATTGATGAAACGTTCGAAGATCAATCCAAAACGTATAGGATCAACGTCCGTAATCCCAAGCAGATACGCGACTAATGAACCGCCGCAGTTGTGAACAGGGATGCCATTGACGTTATAAGAGTGCGTGTTGGACACAGTGAGATCATAAACCTTGCCCTTGTAATGGCTAGTTTCACGTTTAACTAGCTTTGCCATAAAACATTTCCTCATATTTGGTTTGGCGTAGCTGCACCTTGCCTTCAAGACTTTTAAACAGGTTATGGCGGTCATGCTTTCTAGTTGGCAGATTGAACCCGAATTGCTCTTTGCAGTCCTTCTCTGTCACAAAAATAAACCTGTCAGCAATACCGCCTTTCAGTGCAGCTTCTACAGCGTCATTTTTCGCTTTAATTCTAAGATCACGCACATTGGAGATATACGACCCCTTTATTTCAGCCAAGATAATTTCCTGTTGAAATTCAACGCGAAAATCAATGATGTATTGGTGAACCTTGTCCTCGTATGTATAATCAATGGCGGGGCCGCGAGATAGATTTACTACATCGTTGCGCTTTTCCATTTCAACGATGAAGCCAAGTTCGTAACAGCTATCGAATCGAATCTCGCCCCACTTTGACTGATACAGGCCAGAGATACCTGTTCCTGAGTGCTTGGTGCGGTTTCTCATTCTCTCCCGCACATCCTCTCGCTGATGCGCTTTAAGCAGATTGGAGCGCATTTTCTCCTTGATCTCAGGATTGTTCGCCCAAAACTTCTTTACTGCCTGTCTGTTCTTTTCAAGAACTTCTGGCGTTGACTGAACCTTGAGCTGCGCCTCACTGTTGTTTTTTTTCCATTCTTCTAGGCTAGTTACTTCTTTCACTGAGCACGAAGGACAGGTAGGGCGCTGCGCGTACTTGCGTCGTTTTAACTTTTTGAATGGAGTGCTGCAGAATGCTCCGCAGTCCTCACACTCAAATTCAACGCGAACATTGCCTGAATACTTGTCTTTAAATTTTGAAAACTCCTCAAAAGTGAATGGCCTTCCTTCAAGAAGAATGGCTTTAACCTCATCGCAATACTGCATTTGTCTTACATTCAATTTCTTTGGCGAGTTCAACAACATCGTCAAATTCATCCTCCTCATTAATTTCGTCAGCTCTAATCCAACCTCTTGTTTTGGAAAAGAATTTGTGATCTTTAGTACAGGAAATTTCCACACCGTTGTCAAATGTTAAGTGCAAAATTTCCTCGTCGCGATCGAAGGATAAAACGTCAACGACCTCCTGAATCGAACCATCGTGAGCGATGACCTTATCGCCAATTTCGAAGTCCTCAATCTTCTTAGTTTCGCCGTCGGTATTGATCACCACTTCATGACCAGCCAAGAAGCAACTTCCTCGCCCAGGGCCTACAATCACGCCGTTGTTTTTTGACCACATCACCAAGTCTTCAACGAGCAAGAAGTAGGACTCAAAGCCCATCTTTTTTAATATTGAAAGCTCATAGCCTAAGCGAGATTTATATACTGTATCTAATTCAGCTTTCGTTGGCTTATATCCAAGAATCTCTTTAGAAAAGCGTTTCTTCCAGCCTTCCAAGCATTTCGCGCATAGCGTTTTAAATTCGTCTGTGCTTAGCTTAGGTAGGGAAACTGGCTGCTTTTCAAAAATATATTGGCATTTGTCCACCAGCTCAGAAATATTCTTTAGACCTTCTTTCCAAGCTTCCGCTGAATTGACGCGCTCATATTTGGCCATACGCTGAATAGCAGCTTTTGTATGGTCTAAAATGAATTTTGGCTCTTTAAAACCAAAATCTTTTACGTATTGAATAGGACGATAGTGCAGATCAAGTTGGGTATTGGTTGCGATAGCACTCAATACATCCAAAGTGTCCGCATCTTCATTCTCAAGATAGTTAAAAGGATAAGTGACGACGGTTTTAATTTTTTCGCGTTCATACGCCAAATAGCCTAAGTAGTTTAAGCGGTCGAACAATGGCGTATTGATCGGACTAAATTCAATGTATAAATCATCACCAAATCTCGCTTTTAATACTTTTAAAATTCTTTCGTGATCAGGGTGACTAAACAGACCGTACATATCACCAGTTGTTACGACCACATCTTCCAATTTGCATAGAGCATCCAGATCAGTACGGCTGTGGTAGTAATATTGCTCTTTAGAGTTTGCGTCTGTAAGAAGTTTGAATAAGCCTTTAATGCCTTTTTCGCTTTTTACGTAGACTTTAGGGCAGAACATCAAGTTGCGTTTTTCAGCAATACCAGATGAGGCAGGGGGCTTACGATATTTAGAATCGTCATATACACGCAAACGACAACCAAACACCGGCTTGATATTGGCTTTGGTGGCTTTGTTCGAAAAATCTACCAATGCATGTAAGGACATGTCATCAACGATTGCGACCGATGAATAGCCTAAGCCTTTTGCAGCTTCAACAATTTTGTCTACCGTTAATAATGATTTTCCTATCGAAAAGTCAGATTGTACTGACATTGCGTGGTTTAACATAGAGAATCCTATACAACTAATCTCTTACAGCTATTAAATTAAAAATCATTTGGAAATTAACAATTTGGAAGACTCTTCTTTCGCAATCCCAAAACAGGTCAAAAGAACAAAAGCTAACGACACATGGCTTTGTGCAGTGTTTTCTTTCCAGTTGAGTTCTTCCATAAACGCTTTTTTTAGTTCACTGCGCGTATATCCACCCAAAAGAAGCTTTTCGACGGCAAGACTGAGCCAAGCTGGAGTTTTTCCTTTCATGGCATTTTCGTTTTTGGCCAATCCCTCCTTAATCTCGGTCACTAAACCGCTCTTAACTAAGGTCAATGCAAACGATTGAGCTTTTACAGGCAGCTTCACGATTAATTCCTGCTGTTCCGGTGTAGGCTCAAAAAAGACTTTCTCTACCTTGGTTGCTCGTTCAACGAGAGTCGGTTTCTTTGGTTGGATCCCACCCGAAGAAAGACTTTTGGCTGCATTCATTTCTTCACGTAAGGCTCTGCGTTTAGCTTCTTGCGCCATCCGAGCTTTTTCATGCTGTTTGAGTAAATCGTTTACATTAACAACCTGCTTGATCGCGTTAAGCGTTTCATATGATTTCTGCTCACAAGCCTCAAATGCCGGGCATCGTTGGCAATATTCGCTATCACGCGAAAAACATGAGATTGAACCAAAACAACCAAAAGCCTTTGCTTCAATAAAATCTATTCTTTCGTTTTCGTTTGATTTCATTTAAAACGCTCTCTTTTGCGCTATATACGCTTTTAAAGTGTTGAAATGATTTAGACAGCAACGCGCGTTACGGCTTCTTCAACTTCTTTCACAGCGTCACGAATGAATCGTTTTTCTTTGTTTGTTTCGGCTGTTTTCATGATGCAATTAGCCACAAAACTTAGATTCAATTTGCGACGTCTTGGTCCCCGCGATTCATTTTTCTCAGGCGTATTGAGGGAAAGCTGATATTTGGCTTCTTGTGCCAATAACTCTCTTTCAATGAAATCAGGCGGATTTAAGGTGAATTTGAGTAAAATTTTTGCGAACGGTGAAAGCTGCTGCATTTCTTCTGTAAGAGTCTGCATCAACTCATATGGGCCTAAAATATTTTGGCTCTGGTGATCAACAAAAACGTCATAATCACAGTCATCTTCACCATCACCCATACGATGCAAAATGTCGGACTCGTATTCCGTTCTGTTATCGCCCAAATGGTATTTTTTCAGTAATCTCGATACCATGTTGAGGCAAGCAGTAGTTAAATAAGTCGTTAATTTGCCTTTGCTTTCATCCCAAGTCTGAATCGATACCACGAAAACTTCACAGAAAATGGCATACAGCTCTTCAACGTCAATGCAATAGCCGACTGAGGTAAGTCGGCTAATATTCCGGTGTGCCAAATGACGAAGAAGCTTGTCATGATCTCTGAAAAGCTGATCTTGATTTCTTACCATAGCCCACCCCCAAAAAGTGTCCGAATTAACCGAACACTCGTTGAGCCAAGTCTTCCGCAACTTGCTGATCGACTTGAGTGAGCTTGTTAGTAAACGCCAATTTGAGACCGTGCTTGTAATCGTTACGACGCAAGCCAATCATTGCTGCGTTGATTAATGAACGTGGTGAGATGGTGTCGCTGATCTTAGAGTTTGCATATTGCTCGCGTACCAAGTTTGCATAATCCACTAACTTGTCAGCATCCTCTGCGCATAAACCTACACGTTTCTGGATAATCAAGGACTCATCTTCTTTCTTCATGTAGCTCTTATAGATCACTGAGCCAAAACGGTCGTAGTTCGCTGAGTTCTGTAAGTTAGTACCCTGATAAAGACCAGTTTCATCACCTGAACCGTTCGTGTTACCTGTTGCAGCAAAACGGAAGTTTGGATGTGGTTTGATGACACGGTTAGCTGCATCTGCTTCTTTGATATATAAAGGTTTACCTTCTAGTACAGCTTGATATACAGATAAAACGTTTGGTTGCGCGAAATCATATTCGTCAGCCAAATACATCCAGCCATGCTTCATCGCTAAAGCTAATGGCCCAAGCTCAAAGATGGTTTCACCATTTTTAACCGTCCACATACCTACAATGTGAGATTCTTCTGTATTTGAAGTGTGCTGAATACGAACAAGAGGACGGCCAGTTCGAGCTGCGATCTGGTCAAACATTTCTGATTTACCAGCACCTTTGTGTCCCCACACGTAAGGGTTGATGTTTAGCTCCAATGCAATCATGACATCCTTCAGCTCGTTCACGTTCCATACATACGTATCATTAATTTCTGGAATCATTTCCGGGAAGGCAGAGTTCTCAATGCATGAGATTGGAATCGGTTTACCTGAACCACTAAGCGCGCTTTTACCTTTCAGATCAAAGATTTCATGAAATGGTTTAGACACCACAATATCGTTTGGTTTTGCCTCAATATTAGTAAGCGCTAACTTTACATTGTGGTTATTAGTAGACACTGTTGTTTCTTCCTTAGATGTTGAAGTATCTGTTGCTTTTTCTTGTTGCGCCTTTGCTAACTCTGCTTCTTTAGCTCTTTTCAGTTCAGCCTGTTCTTGCATCTTTTTCTGCGCTAAAGGCGACAATAAAGGGCTATCTGGATACTGTTTCTTGTACTCTTCATACGTAGTTTCAGGATGTTTTTCTTTTAAATGCCATTACCGCTTATA